ATATGATCCGTGCGAAGAAGGTTGGGATATATTGCTTGAAGCTAAAGGTAAATATGAAGCTGACGATGAATTATTTCCGGTAAGTGATATTTTAGAAATTAATGGGTTAGACGATACATTATGGTCGTTAAGATGTTTACCTGAATATGATAATTTATGGCGAAAATTTGCTTGGTGGTGTGCTAATGAAGTAGTTAGTAATGCTAGTGATCCACGAGTTAAGAAGTGTTTAGATGTGGTATGGAAACATTCTGAGGGTCAGGCTACGGATGAAGAATTGAAATTAGCAAAAATAGCAGCAATTTCAGCATGCTCATTAGACTCAGTAAAAGAAGCACTAGCTGCAAGCTACGCAGCAGTATGCTCAACAGCATGCTCAACAGCACGCCACGCAGTACACTACGCAATATACTCAACAGTAAGCTGCGTAGCAAATTACGCAGCAGGCTCAGTATATTATGCAGAAGGCAGCGCAGCATACGCAACAACAAGAAAAGCTCAAACTATCAAACTAAAAGAAATATTAAATACAGGGGTATTTGTGAAATGAAAAAGACAAGTATATACAGGGCTTTGCATATATTCGAAAGGTTGGACCTTAAAAATATAAATCAGATATATAAGTTGCAAGCAAGGGATGATAGCTTTCCAAAAAAGCACGGTGATGGAAAGTATTCAGAGTTAGAGCTTGTTGAATATGTAGACAACAAGTGTAAAGAGTGGGATTTTGAAAACTTAGTTGGCGTTGGTGAGTTGTGTAAAATACTAGAAGTTAACGATGCTTATTTATACAGAATTCTTCAGCTAAATAGCGATGTTGTTTCTAGGGTAAAAATATCAGGGAGAAGATATATAAAGAGATCAGAATTAAAGTCGCTGATTAATGGACTTGGCAATAAAAAGAGAATAAAAATAAAAAGCAAGATGAAGCTTTCAACTTTTGATTTAATGCTAAGAGCAAAGGTGGTTAGAAGTGTATGAGAAAATAGAAAGAATTAGCTCTGGCTCAGGTTATGGCTATGGCTATGGCAACGGCCGTGGCTCAAGCTCTGGCACTAGCTATGGCTCAGGCTCTGGCTCAGGCTCTGGCACTAGCTATGGCTCAGGCTCTGGCTCAGGTTATGGCAATGGCTATGGCTCAGGCTCAGGCTCTAGCTCAGGCGCTGGCTATGGCAATGGCTATGGCTCAGGCGCAAAATAAACAATTAACTAAATATTGGAGAATAACATGAAAAACTTAGATGAATTAACAATTGGGCAAGCTAAAGAATTGGCTTTATTGTTCGGTAGTAATAGCAACGGTAATGACATACGCAAAGCATTTGTTGGTAAGTATGTAATTTGCAGGTCTAGAAATGAAGGAGTGAACGCCGGAAAAGTATTAGAGGCAGATAATACAGGAGTTGTCTTAGAAGATGCTAGGCGGCTTTATTATCATGAGCCATTAGACGAGAAGCAAAGTTGGTACGAGGGAGTTGCATCTAGCGGATTGTCCAGCAATTCAAGAATTAGTTGTGCATCTTTAAAAGTTATATCTGAAGATTACTCACTAACTGCTTGCTCTAAAGAAGCAGAGGAGTCTATTAGAAATGCGCCAGAAAATAGAAAGAATTAGCTCTAGCTCAGGCTTTGGCTCAGGCTCTAGCTCAGGCTCAGGCTATGGCGATGGCTCAGGCTCTGGCTCAGGCTCAGGCTATGGCGATGGCTCAGGCTCTGGCTCAGGCTATGGCAATGGCGATGGCTCAGGCTCTGGCTCAGGCTCAGGCTCAGGCTCTGGCGATGGCTATGGCTATGGCTATGGCTATGGCTCTGGCGATGGCGATGGCTTTGGTTCAGGCTAATAACGCAAAATAAACAATTAACATTAGAGGATAAACACATGGCAACAAAAGGCGTAAACAAGGTAATAATCGTTGGAAATTTGGGGCAAGATCCCGAAGTAAGATACACTCCAGCAGGTGCCGCGATCACCACCATCAGTATTGCCACTAGCGACAGCTGGAAAGATAAGAATACTGGTCAAATGCAAGAAAAAACAGAATGGCACCGAGTGGTCTTTTTTGGCAAGCTAGCTGAAATAGCAGGAGAATATTTGCATAAAGGTTCACAAGTTTATGTAGAAGGTAAATTGCAGACCCGTAAATGGCAAGACAAGCAAGGACAAGATAGATACACCACAGAAGTGGTTGTGGACGGTTTTAATGGCGTTATGCAAATGCTAGGCGGCCGAGGAGAGGGCGGACGACAGCAGAATCAACAGCAAGCGCCACCGCCAAACAATGCGGCTAATGATGATACGTTCGATGATGACATCCCGTTCTAATCAAGTGAAAAATATTAAAATTAAACAAGAAAACAAAAGGTGTTTAAAATATGAAAAAGATTAAATCAGTATCTCTTTTAGAGTATGAAAAGAAATATGACTCTCGCAATGATTGCGCTGCCGCCCTTGGCGTTAGCTACCAGCACTTTAATAACATGCTTGCAGCTAAGATAAGGGTCGCACAGTTGAAAAACGGGGCGTTTATCACGCTAACAAAATACAACAAAATATTCAATAGATAACCCTTGCATTACTTAACTAATGTGTTATTGTGTGTTATACATTAAACAAAAGGTGAATATCGATGGACGAAATAAATAAAATTGTTTTTGAATTTGAAGGTTTAGATAAGAAAGACGCCCCCGAGGTGGATTGGTTTATTCACAGCATTCGCAAGACTGACGAATACAGAGCGGAAGTTATCAACGAGTTAGACTATGATTTGGATGAATTTTTGAACGCTTTAGCTACCGACGATGATTGTTTAAAGTCTGAACTTTCTATTATAAAGGATAGGACCAGAGAGCTTGCTATTGACTTGTTTGAGCGTGTTGAAGAAGAAAATAACGAGCCGACAGAAAGCCGAGAAAGCGGAATGTTTGGGAATATAGATTTTTTAGGTTCTAGTTATTTTAGATAGGAGATGATAATGAGAACGCTGGTTTTAAAAAAAGAACATTTTGATGATCGCTGCAATTATATTGGAAAAGAAGATTTAAGTTATTTTGATGGTAATATAGAAATTGATTTGGAGATGTTTTTGTTATGCTTTGAGTGTGTTTTCGCTACGGGTTATATATTAGTTAAATCAGGGACTTACATCAGAGTAAATAGGAGTATCTCGGCTGGCTCGAGCATTGTAGTAGGCGGTGGAATCGAGGTAGGGACTTGTATAAATGCAGGAGGAAACTTTAGAGCAAATGGGGGGGTTTTAGCTGGCGAAAGCATCTGGGTGGATGGGTATATAGATGCGTCAACAAGGATCGAAGCGGGAATGGATATGGAGGCAGGTTTGGGTATAGTAGCAGGACTTTCTATAACTTGCGGCAACGATTTGTGTAGCGGCAGCAGAATCTTTGCTGGCACTTGTCCTTGGAGTATGCCAGAAGAAGATGATCTAAAAATAACTTGTAGGAGTCTGGTGTCAGGTGAAGTTTGCTCTGGCAAGCTGGTTGAAACTGAAGTGGATAAGACGCAAAAAGAAGTCAATCCAAAAGAAGTTATTTTCGACGGAGTAAGATATAACTTAGTAAGGGCGGGGTCTTAAAATGAGAACGAAACTAAAAGACATGTTCTACATATCATTAACATTAATCGTATTTGTTTTAATTATGACAGATACATCAGTTCTAGGGCTGTAACAATGAAGCGCACAATAAATCAAAATAAGGCACTCCATCTTTATTTCAAGCAGTTAGCTGACAAGCTAAACGCGGCAGGGTTTGACATTCAAAAGACTATGAAGAAGGACTTTCAGATACCTTGGAATGAACGAACCATAAAGGAATTAATTTGGCATAAAGTCCAAGAGGTGATGACTGATAAAGCGTCAACAGCGGATTTAGAACCCAAGGAGGTTAATGATATTTACCAAGTAGTGACTCGGCATATAGCGCAGACAACCGGTGTTAGCGTTGCGTTTCCAGATCGCTTTAGTCAGGGGCAAGAAAAATGTCATTAATAGAGAAAGCTCAGAAAAAAGCAGAATGCAAAGAATCTATAGACAACCTAACAAAAGCAATTGATAGATCCAAATCAATACGGAGTAAAATAAGCATGGCAAGATTAAAAAGCAAAAAAATAACAGACTCGGCAAAAGGTGAGGACTGCCAAGTGCGGCTGGCTGGCATATGTAATTTTGACAGAGAAACAACGGTCGCAGCACATTTAGGCGGTGGCGGGATGGGAGTGAAGGTTGACGATATATTTATCGCATACTCTTGCAGTTCGTGCCACAGCGCTATTGATGGACAGACAAGAGGCGCATGCTCAAGGGAAGAGTTGAAGCTTGCACACTTAGAGGGTGTAATCAGAACTCAGCGCATTCTACTAAAAAAAGGATTAATAAAGATATGAGTCTGCATAGATACGACGCAAAAAGAGACGCTAACGAGCCTGAAATAGTGAAAGCTCTTGAAGATAAAGGGTTAAGCGTCTATAGATTAAATCAACCATTAGATTTACTTGTAGGATACAACAAAAGGAATTATCTAGTTGAAGTTAAAGTGGAAGGAAAAAAGCTCAATAAGAACCAAATTAAATTCGTTGATGGATGGAAAGGCCAGTATTTTGTTTGCTTCTCAGCTAGTCAAGCAGAAAGATTTGCAGATGAAGTTATAAAGTCGAATAGTAGTGTATTATGAATATAGAAAAGCCAATATGTATAGGTTTCTCAATTATGTATATATGTCAACGTCGATATATATACTTTTGTCGAACAATCAAAATCGGGTGTTTGATATATAACCAACAAAAAGATATAATTAGTTACTAACCAAAAAAGAGAGGCAATTATGATTTACCCACAAATGGGCGGCACAGGTCAAGGTAAGCCACCAAAACCACCGAAGCGCACAAGATAATGTTTGACATTGTTTGCATGTTTGTTGCTTTTCTACTGATAATTAACTCAGAAGAGAAGTATCAAGCTGCTGCACTTATTGTGTTTTGTGAATTTGTGCTGCACGGTATAGCTTTTAAAGCGCTGACATCGTTCGATGTGTCAAGCGGTTCAATGGTTTATTTATCTTACGCACTAATCCAAGTAATAGCTATATCGCTACTAGTTAAAGTCAAGGCGCACTGCACTATAATAGCTCTCATCTTTATTAACCTAACATACAACATGCTGACGACATCACAATATGTTTTTAATACCATTGATTTTTTTTCACATTATCCGTATTTTGTGGGCGCGATAATGATCTTAGAGCTATGCTATTTAGCAGGGATCACAGTGTATGCACGACCTATTAGAAACGGTTTTAAACTTTTCCGTATTCGGCTTAGCGATGCTTTGTTTCGCGTTCGCCGGCGGTTATATAACTGGACGTTATCATGAAAGAGCTAGTGCAAAACGAAGAGAATATGAAGGAAGTATTGAAAGAGTTCGCGGGGATTCTAGCAAAACACAGTGAAAAAACAGACAGGGCGTTAGAACGATTAGTAGATACAGTTGATGAATTAACAAAATCACACATAGAAGCAAAGAAAGATAGAGAATATGATTCGGTACGGATGGAGCGAATAGAAAAGAATCAAAGAGAACAAGGTAAGAAAATAGAAAACATTTCTGATACAGTTTTATTACTCGATGAGCGCGTTGGACGACATAAAGACAAATGGGCAGATGTAGCAAAGTTCGTATCAGCAATTGTGACAGCAGTAGTAATAGCAAAGGTTTTACCGCTATGATTACAATAAAACGGTGGTACCACGATGATTGCACGATAGGACGCTTAGAGTGTGACGACTTCCAATGCTTTACGTTAGAATTGCCAGATCTTGATAATGAACAAGGATTATCCTGCATCCCCGAGGGTGTTTACGATTATTATTTTAGAGATAGCCCAAGTAACGGCCATGTATTAGAGTTGCGAGATGTACCGAACAGGCGATATATTCAAGTGCATTCTGGCAACTACACGTTTCAAATCTTAGGATGTATATTGGTCGGCGATTCAATCAAGTGGCTAAATAGAGATAAAATACCAGATGTAGCAAATTCTAGGAATACTCTAATAAAATTACTCCGTCGAGCTGGTAAGTCGGGACAGATGAGGATAACTAAATGAATAATTCACCAAGCAACTTAATAAACGATAGCAGTGGAAAGTTATGCGCTGCAAAAATAGCATTCTGGATAACGTTAATATCTTGCCTAGTTAAGATTTTCATACAAGATTCGCCCGATTACGCTGGCCTTGCTATGTTTCTTAGTCCAGTAGCAGCCGTCTATTTCGGTAGGAGCCACACAAAATCAGTTAGAGAGTGTGCTAAAAATGTATAAGTCAGGATTATTTGCTGTACTAATTTCTCTTGGATGTAGTCGCGGGATAAGGGTTGAAAGTCCACAAGTGTTGCATCATTCTAAACATAATAAGCGGCCAGTTGTTAGGGTGGGTTGGTTATGATCGCTGAAATTAACAAAAATATACCGAGCGAGCTAACAGTTAATATGCTAGAAGAAGCTTTGCAGCGCGCAAAAGATGGGCTAATCCAAAGCGTAGTTATTTTCGGTACAGATAGTGACGGTTGCGCATTTAATCAATTTAACGTTGAAAAAGATTTCATGCTAATTCTTGCGGCGGCGCGACTTGCAGAAAGAGACTTGATTGATTTACATGCAGACATAAGGAAAAACGTATCTTGGAATTTTTGCGATGTTTAACTCTATAAAACTGTATATTTATGGCATAGGGGCTGCATTACTTGCGGTTCTATTTGCGTTAGTCAGGTATCAAAGCGGTAAAATAGACGACTTAAAACATGATGCAAAGATAAAAGATAAAGTCAAAGAGAATCACGACAAACAAGAGTCGGACGAAAAAGAGGTATTAGGTAATGAAGAACAGAACATTAGGACAGACTTGCAAAAGCATCGCAATGGCTCTAGGATTGACCGCAGCAGTAGGTTGTAGTACGCTAGAAATCGCTCATGACCCGCTATCATGTATCGACAGGCCGCTAATGAAGCTATCAGAAAGAATGACGATATACGAGATTAACTCAATGTCTGATGACGTATTTGATAAGTTAGAAGAGCATATAGTTGCCCACAAAGAGAGAATAAAGTCTCAATGTGAGTTAATTAAGCGACACAACGAGAATCATAGCAACTAAAATGGCCGGCGCACAACAGCTACAGGCATTAGGGGGTTGAACTAGTTATGGATTTTCAACAGTGCGAGCGCTATCAGCATCAAACAGCACAAAGCTACCATCGCTCATTTCAAACACTGTTTCGCCTTTTTCGAAATCTTGATTATTGTCAACACTTAATTGACATGCAACCTCTAGAGCTTGCGGGCGATTTGTAAGTGACATTTCTACCATTTTATATGCAATTTTCATATTTTATATCCTATTTAGTTTGTGGAGCAATTCTTAACTTACATATACAATAACACATTAGTTAAGTAATGCAAGGGTTATTATAGAATAAATGAAATTAACTTGCATATAGTTTATAATAGTGTTGTTGAGTCGTTTGTAGAGATGTATATTAAACAACTTAAATGCGAAAACAAAAGAGAATCGCGATAAATGAATATAAATGAATATGGTCAGATAATCAGAGCAAACATAGGTAAAGATGTTTCTAGCGCTAATAGCTATAAAATAAACTTAGAACCGATTATAGGCGAGATAGTAGAAAAGCCAGCGACACTTGGGGTGGTTAACATCGTAGAAGGCGACGAAACATGGCTAGCAAATCAATATGTTGAATACGTTGTAGAAGAGGGCGTACTTAGCTACGCTGGTCAATGGAGGAAGAGAGGAAAGGCACAATCCACAAGTTCAAACGCAAATGGGAACTATTCGTATTTTACAGTTCTTGCATAAATAATCATATAGTTAATCGCACAACTTTAAACAGGCGCAGAAGGAAAATAAATCATGGCAACAACAACAGCAAACAGAATTAGAGCATTACGTCAAGAAGACCATAGAGCTAGATTAAGTGAGGGTCAACACTTGCGGCATGTGTCTGAGAACATTGACAAAATAGAAAAGCTTAATTGCGAATCAGAAACATTCTCAAATGAGTTAAATAAACTTAAAGTTGCTAACGAATGCAGAATGAAGCTAATCGATAAATATGTGCCGAATTTAAAATCAGTTGAGCACACTGGGGAAGGCGGAGGAGCAATAAATCACGAGCACTGGATAGAAAACCTTGAGTGAGCTAGTTAAAAGGCAAAGGCTTAAAGACGACTTCCAGTTTTACGCTAGGAACTGTCTAACGATAGTAACAAAGGCGGGGGAAAAAGAGAAATTCAAATTAAATAAGGCTCAATTATATATACACGAGCTGATACAGGAGCAGTTAAGTAGAATAGGAAAGGTGAGGGCTGTTATATTAAAGGGTCGGCAGCAAGGGGCGTCAACATACATTCAAGGTAGATTCACATGGAAAGTTACTCATAAAAAGAATGTAAGGGCGTTTATACTTACTCACGAAGATGAGGCAACTAAAAATCTATTTGCTATGGGTAAGAGATATTATGACAACTTGCCTACATTTGTTAAGCCAACAGTATCAGCTAGCAATGCCAAAGAGCTTATGTTTGATGTTTTGGATTCAGGTTATAAGGTTGGAACGGCTGGGAATAAATCTGTAGGACGCTCACAAACAAATCAGTTTTTTCATGGTAGCGAAGTTGCTTTTTGGCCGAATGCCGCGGAACACGCGAAAGGCATATTACAAACAGTCCCTGACATGCCTGCAACTGAAATAATATATGAGTCAACAGCGAACGGGCTAGGTAACTTTTTTCATCAACAATTGAAACTTGCAGAGTCTGGACAGAGTGAATTTATAGCTATCTTTGTTCCGTGGTTCTGGCAAGACGAGTATAGAAAGGAGTTGCCGAGAGACTTTAGTAAGATGGAGGATGAACATGAGATAGCTCGAATCTATAAGCTAGATGACGAGCAAATATATTTTAGACGACAGAAGATTGTAGAATTATCGGCAGATGGGACGAACGGGGAAAAGTCATTCAAGCAAGAATACCCCATGAACGCATCAGAAGCGTTTCAAGTGTCCGGCAGTGACGGGTTAATAATTGCAAGCGATGTAGAAAAAGCAAGAAAGAACAAAGAGAGTGCCAGTGGGTCGTTTATTGTTGGCGTTGACCCGAGTCGGGGCGGCGATAGATTTTCTCATGTAAATAGAATGGGTAGAAAGTCTTGGGGGTTGATGAGTTACACGGGCGACCAAGTTGACAAGCTTGGTAAGGCTGTATCAATCTGTAAAAAAGTATTAGACACGGTATGTCCAGAAGCTGGCAAAGCCCCCGATATGATGTTCGTAGATGCTGGGGGAGGCGTAGAAATAGTCGATAGGCTTCATGAGCTTGGATATAAGGACAGAGTAAAGGCTATATACTTTGGTTCTACACCTCTAAATACAGATAAATATAAAAATAAGCGGTGTGAAATGTGGGGTGAAATGAATTTGTGGCTTAGGGATGAGAACTTATCTGTTGAGCTACCAGACTCAGACTCACTACAGGCTGATTTATGCGCTTCTCCCTATGATAGAGATAGTCATGATAGAATATGCTTATGGAAGAAAGAAAGAATAAAGGCTAAGTATGGGTTTTCGCCGGACGAAGGGGATGCTTTGGCGTTAACATTTGCAGAGCCGGTAAGTGCAACCAAATTCGAACATATAAATTTTGACAGTGAGTTTTAATAATGGAAAACGATACAGGTCTAACTAAGCATCAGCAGGTTCACCTTCGGGCAATGAGGCGATTTGAGCAAGTTGAGGACAAAGAGCAGCGAAAACTATCTGTTGAAGATATGCGGTTTGCTCATGTTCAGGGCGGGCAATGGGATGAGGCCGCTGTCGAGAAGCGTTTAAATCGCCCTATGTTTACTATTAACAGGATTGAGCCTGCAATAGATCAAATAGTTGGCAATCAAAGGCAGAATAGGGTGTCAATTAAAATACGTCCTGTTTCGGATGGAGCAGATGAAAAGACTGCAAAAATATTCAACGGTTTAATAAGAAATATAGAATCATCATCAAATGCAACTAATTCCTATGACTCAGCATTTGATGAGAGCTTGGCTGGCGGCTATGGCGGATGGAGAATATTAACAGAATACTCGGACGATGACGTATTCGAGCAGGACCTTAAAGTAATGCCAATTAAATCTGCTGCAAGTTCTTTGTACTTTGGTCCATCAGAAGAGTACGACAAGCGGGATGCCCCTTATGCCTTTTTAGTAACTAATATGCCAAAATCAGAGTTTGAGCACGAATTTCGAGGGAAGCAAGCATTAAGCTTCGCTGAGGATGTTTATAGCCGTGGCGGCTGTGACGATTGGTTTCAGGGTGACACTGTTAGAGTGGCGGAATATTGGGAAAAGGTGCCAGTAACAAAAAGAATTGCTTTATTGTCGGATGGGACTGTCATAGATCAAGATGAGGACGGTCAAGTACTAGACGAGCTATCACAGCAGGGTGTTACAGTATTGAAAACGCGAACTGTAGATTCTCACAAATTGGTGATGTACATGCTTAACGGTAATGAAGTTCTTGAGGAACAAGAATGGAGCGGCAAGTATATTCCGTTAATACCAGTTTATGGGAAGGTTCACACTATAGAGGGTAGGACGTACGTAAAAGGATTAGTTAGAGACTCTAAAGACTCACAAAGGATATACAACTACGAAACATCGCAAGCTATCGAAACTAGCGCATTAACACCAAAAGACCCTTTATGGTACACGCCTGAGCAGGCCGCTGGGCATGAGGTTAAATGGAAAACTTTTAACACCAGAAATGACCCATTTATGCCGTACAACGAAGATCCTAAATCCCCCGGCCCTCCAAAAAGAGGAGGAGCCCCAGCATTACAACAAGCCACACTAGCGATGATTTCTCAAGCAGCAGGAGATATTGAGGCAACAACTGGAATATACGCCCCTGCACTAGGAAACGCACCTCAACTATTAAGCGAGAAATCAGTTCGCTCTCAAGCAGAGAAGGGGGACAGAGGGTCGTTCATCTATGTTGACAACTTAGCAAAGTCAATAAAGTATTGTGGGGAGGTGTTAATGGATTTAATACCTAGAATTTATGATACGGCTAGAACGATACGTGTCCTAAACGTCGACGGAACAAGCGAGGAAGTTGAAATAAACGGACATCTAAACAGATCGGTGATTGATACACAAACAGGTGAGAAAGTGTTGGTTAATGACTTAACTCAAGGAAAATATGATGTTGTATCTTCTAGTGGGCCATCATTTGCAACGAAACGACAAGAAACATCAGCGCAATTAATAGAGCTGTCAGCGGCTAATCCGATCATAGCTCAACTTGGTCTAGATATTATTGCAAGAAACCTAGATATTAATGACAGCGACGAGCTTCATACCCGCATCAGAAGTCAAATGATAAAATCCGGCGCAGTAGACCCAACAAATGAAGAGGTTGAAGAATTAGGGTTAAATCAAGAGCAAGCCCCAGACCCAATGCAAGTAGCTTTATTAGAAAACGTCCAGATGGAAACTCAGAGGCTTATGTCTGAGATACAAAACAAAGATGCTGACACATTAAGCAAAAAAGTAACAGCACAGCAAAACACAGCTAAGACGCTAGATGTCCTAGTCCAAATGATGCTAGATAAAATAGAAGCAGGAGTCCCGCTAACTAATGACGAGATACAAACGATAATAGCCCAACGTGATATTGTTGCGGACTCTCAGGATGAATTAGAACGAGAGTCGCTAATCAACAGACAGGCAGGCGAACAGAACATGTTGAACAATATGGGTTAATAGTTTAAAATATAACTTAACGGCTTACTCAATGCCGCAAATTGAGGCTAAATCCGCTATAGGCGCTATATAATATGACTGAAGAGAACGCTGAACATGTTGAACCGATTTCTGAACTTGACCAAAAAATCAAAGATGCGATCGCAGATACTGAAGAGGAATCAGCCCCTCACTTGGAACAGGCCCCAGAAGCTGAAAAGCTCAAAGAGCCAGCAGAAGAACCAGAGCCAGAACCTAAAGGCACCGGATTCCAAAAGCGAATAAACAAGGTTACAGCAGATAAATGGGAAGCAACGCGCAGAGCAGAAGCAGCAGAGGCAAAACTAGCAGAAATGCAACAAGCCTCAACTGAGAAGCAAAATGCAGAGCCGACGCTAAAAGATTTCGACTATGACGAGCAAGCATATAATAGCGCGCTTATAGAGCATAAAGTTGATCTTCGTATTAAGGCATCAGCATCAACAAGTAAGGAAGAAGAGCGAAAACGAGATAATGAAAGACTTTTAAAGGATTTTGACAAGAAAGCGGTTAAATACGCAGAGTTAAAACCTGATTTTGCGGACGTTATTTCAAAAGTTCCAACCTTACAGCCGGCAGTCTTACAAGCTGTCATGAGCGAGCAGAATGGGCCAGAGCTAGCATACTTTTTAGGCAATCATTTAGATATTGCCGACAGTATAGCTAACATGAACCCAGTTGCAGCAGCGGTTGAAGTAGGCAAACTTTCCATGAAATTAGCTGAACCTATTAAGATTAAACCAAGTTCAGCGCCCGAACCTATTAGCGGCTTATCTACGAGCGGGGGGCATGTGTCGTCTAGTATGGATGATGAAATGTCAATCGATGACTGGATGAAAACGTACAATAAGTAGGGCCAAGAGGATATTATCATGGCTAACAATTTCAAGAATACGAGTTTAGTTACTCGAATAGCATTAAAAGAGTTTATGAACGCGCTACAACTCGGCGCAAAAGTCGACCGTCAGTATGATAGTCAGTTTCGAAAGGTAGGCAACGCGATAAATGTTCGCAGGCCTGTAATGTTCGTATCTGAATCCGGTGCGGCTATAGGTTCTAATAACGATGTTGAAGAGCGGGCAGCAGTATTAACCCTCGATTCGCGCGAAAAAGTCTCATTCGCTGTGTCATCTGAGGATTTGACATTATCAGTTGAAGATTTCACGTCAAGATTTGTTCAGCCCGCCATGGCAGAGCTGGCACAGGTTGTGGAGTCGGCTATTGCTGCAAAGTATTACCAGATTGGCAATTTCGTTGGAACAGCTGGAACAGCACCTTCAACATTCCTTGAAGTCGGTGGGGCTGCCAAAGTACTTAAGAAGCTCGGCACTCCTATGAGCTCTAGTGGTATGCGATGGTGTGCTTTCTACGATGAAGATGCAAGCTTAGCGCTGGCGGATGGGTTGAAAGCCGTCTTTCCTTCGCAGATTGCAACTAAAGCGATTGAGGAAGCAAGCATCGGCAAGTATTCAAGCTTTGATATGTACGAGAACCAATCCTTAGCACTTCATGAAGTTGGCGCACATGGCGGAACTCCATTAATTAACGGCGCTTCACAAGATGTAACCTACGCTGCATCAGGTGACGCATGGACTCAATCGTTAATCACCGACGGCTGGACTAACTCAGTTACTGGAATTCTAAAGCAGGGTGACGTCTTTACAATTGCAGGAGTTAATTCAGTGAACCGTAAGACTCGACAAGATACCGGAGACTTGCAAACGTTTTCTGTTCAAGCGGACGCAAATAGCGGAGCGTCAACTGGTCCAGCGACATTGACTATTTCACCACCTATGATTACATCAGGGCCATATCAAACTGTCTCAGCAGCTCCAGCGGATAACGCAGCAATTGTAGTTAAGACGGGTGTAGCAAGCTCAAGTCATAAGCAGAATTTAGCATTTCATAAGAATGCAATAACTCTGGCTATGGCTCCTCTTGACTTGCCAACAGAAGGTGCGAGCGCTTCAAGGGAGAGTTACAAAGGCCTCTCAATTAGAGCTGTAAGGCAATACAATATCAACTCAGATGAAACCACTTACAGGTTTGATATTTTGTTCGGTGTTAAGGCTCTTAACCCTGACTTTGCAGTAAGAACAACCTCGTAACCAACACTAGCCCGCCTTAATTGGCGGGTTTTAACTTATATATGGTGCATGTGTGACTAAATCATTTAAAATGTGGGTTTACCACAAAGACAGCCAAGCAAAGATAATAGACTCAGAATATTATGAAGAAGCTAAAGAAGGCGGATGGGAGGATTCGCCGGCAAAGCTCAAACAGCAAAAGAAACAGCAAAAGAAATGAGGCGTAAATATTTATATTCCCAAGACAAAGCTCCTATAATTGTTGATGAAAACCAGTCAATTGAGGGGTGGGAAGATTCGCCGTTGCCCTTTGTCAAAACGACTGATTTTAATGTGGATCCAAAAGACGATATCAAGGTCCAGTGTCTTGGCGAGTCAATAATGGGTGTTGTCGACTATTGTAACGGAATACTCAATCTAGAATTAATGGATATTAGAGAGTTAAGAAGTTTCACAAGTAGACACTTATCAAACATAAAGGCTAGGTCTAAAAAGGCATTGATAGCAAAAATCGAGGCGCAAAATGGCAACAGCAGCAGACATCATCAAGGGGGCGCTTAGGCGGCTTCAAATTATAGGCTCTGAAACGCCAATAGAGTACGACGAAATAAAGGACGGTTTAGAAGATTTAAACGACTGGGCTATAGGTATAGAGCATGGGAAAATAGCGTTAGGTTTCGCCCCTGTAAACTTATCATCTGACATTGTCAACATTCCAAGAGAGGCGGTAGGAATGTACAAAGACAACCTCGCTATATATGTGGCTGGGCAGTATGGAGCGCCTATTCCTCAGTCACTAATAAAGTCGGCTGGCGATTCAATGTCGCTTGTTTTAAATATGTTTCAAGGTAATATTTCAGTAGACTATCCAGATTCATTGCCAATCGGTAGCGGGAGCGAGTGCGACTTCCTCATAGAAGATCAAAGGTTCTTCAACAATAATGGCGAGAGTAACTTCTAATGCCATTGGTGAATTTGCCAATCGGGGGGGGGTTCTATCAATCAGAATCGCTGCCAATATCCGCACAGCGCTGCATTAATCTAATGCCGACAATATTGCAAACCCCTAACGCCGAGAATCAAACAGCCCTATTTAATACGCTTGGACAGTCTCTATTTATTGGGATAAGTGGTGGCGGGCGAGGGTTTCACGCAATGAATGGCGTAGGGTATGCGGTTGTTGGCAACGCTCTTTATAAAATAACTAGTGATAATTTGCATTTAAACATAGGCAACGTCGCTGGGGTAGGACCTGTTTCTATGGCTGACAACGGTAGCAAGCTTGTAATCGTCGCACCTAATTTAAAGTCTTATGTATATGACGGGAGTACTACAGTAGAAATAACAAATGTAAGCTTTAGAAAATCGGATACTGTGTCATTCAAAGACGGGTACTTTATATTCACAGCAAGCGATGGTAGTGTATTTTTCAATTCCGCGCTAAATGACCCGCTAACATACAACGGGTTAGATTTTGGCACAGCAGAAATGGATCCAGACAAAATTAAGTCTAGCATAGTAATACATAACGAATTATTCATTATCGGCGAGGAAACAATAGAGCTTTTCCAAAATGTTGGAGGCTCTGACTTTCCGTTCCAAAGAATACAAGGAGCAAACATTCAGAAGGGCTCACACGCCACCTTTGGAGTGGTTGCTCTAGATGAGACGTTTGCATTTATTGGCGGAGGAGCGAACGAAAAGACAGGTATTTATCAAGTGTCTAACAGTATTTCGGCGTCAAAAATAAGCACTTCGGCAATCGATAATGAAATACAGAAATTTACAAAGTTAGAAACATCCAATAGCTTGGCTATGACTTACTTTGATAGAGGGAATCAGATAGCCGTCTTTACATTCGAGTCAACAAGAATACCAAGTAGAAGCTTCGCTTATAATGCAACAGCATCAAAAATGGCGGGCTATCCTATATGGTTTGAATATCAATCAGGAGTCGTGAACAATAGATGGAATATTAACGCAATCGCCGTGTTGTTTGGGAAGATACTAGCTATGACAATAGGCGGAGATATTGTTGAATTAGATAAAGAGACATATACAGATTTAGGCTCAGTCATAAAGAAACAGTTTACAACAGCGCCATTCACAAACCAATACAAGCCAGTTTTTGTGCATAATGTGTTATTATGGATGGAAGTTGGCTTGAATGGCAACCCAGTTGTTTTGATGGACTACTCAGATGATGGCAGGGCTTTTAAAAATCCTAGAACAAGAAATATAGGTTCTATTGGGGAATATGGGCACCAAGTGGAGTGGAGAAGAAATGGCAGAACTCCTTCATTTAGAGTGCATAGGTTTACTATGACAGATTCAGCAAAAACGGTTATTAGAAGATTGCAAGCCAACGTACATGGGAGTGGACCAGATGGCGGATAAATTGGTGCCACTTAATGAGCAGGAGCGAATTTTTGATAGAAACGGCTTGGGGACGAGGCGGTTTAACGCATATATCAGACAAATAAGCAGGCGAGTAAACGAAACATCATCGGAATTAGATACGTCGATACAAGTTGACGCACTGTCGTTAATAGCAGACATAAATAACCGGCTTGGCTCTGGTGACGCTCTTACTTGGGATTGTGATAGCTTCACTTGGGATAGTGATAATTTTACCTTCGATATGGATGAAGCATAAATGGCACAGCAACTATTAAATACTGGAACGGTCGCAAATGATGGGACGGGTACCACTTGGAAAGCTGGCGGCGACATAATAAATGAAAACTTTACGGAGTTGTATGCTTCTAACAATGCTAATAACATTTCAATATCCCAAGAATCTGACTTTCCGAATCAGGATAGCGGGTTAATTTATCTTGACCTAGGCAATGTTTATACGATAATTTCATCGTTTTCAACTGCTAAAACTATCGTATTTCAAGGGGGCACGCTCAATGGTCAAGGAAAAAACTCTGGGATAACGCTTACATATTCTGGCTCTGGGCAACAATTCTCAGCCATAGATTTTGATATGAGAGTATCAAACCTCGCATTCGCAGCAGCATCAGGGGAGCACTTTTCATTCACAAGCACTAGTGGTAACGCTTTCGCTTTAGAGGCTTGTACTTCTTCTGCGTCAACGGGTCAAGGCTCTATATCTGGTGCTAGAACCATAAACATATTAACATATACGCTGAACGCTTCGACTGCGACAACTGGATTTGTTTTTGCTGGAACAGGTGGAGTGCTGCTACTAAGTACAAGCGCTGTCATAGCTGCAAGCTCTGGCTTTGTTTCATTCGATTTAGGGAGCGCTGTGTTTACAGGGGTGAGAATAGAGCAGTTTTTCCAAAACACATCAACATTTGGTAATGACACGGCATCAGTGGCCATTTCAGGCTTGGCAAGTAGTGGCAATGTTGCTGCAGATAGTTTAATGACAGTTGACTCGTGCAACTTTGTAGGATTAACCTCTCCTTTCACGAATATATCACCTAGCGACATACGATGGGAGTTTATGAATTCACCACCTTTCGAGAACTCATCAAAGGAGGCTGATAGTTTTTTGACGGCTTCGAGTACTGTAGTTATAGCGTCTACTGGAACCTTTGTTCAAGTTGCAAGCACTAATTGGATTTCAGATATTAGCGAACGATTCTCGACGACGACTTCTGGAGTTATTACATTCATAGGCGAAAGGAGCTCTAAATTTCTAGTCACTATGACGTCAACAGTTGAGAAAGTCGGCGGCGGTTCAGACGAGATAGAGTCAGCCATATCATTAAACTCTGTTACTACTGGGAATAGTTTCTCTAAATCTGGCGCTGTAACTCAAAATGCAGATCCTACAAGTCTAACTTCTATACGATTAGTTACACTATCAAAAAATGACACGATAAGCAGTTATGTTGCAAATAACACAAGCACGGCTAATATTACGGTGTCGAAGTCTAACATATCAATAATCGAGGTTAGATGATGGCTACTAATAAGGTTCTGATAAATTCAATACAGAACACGGTCGGTGGGGCCATACAAAACTTCTATCAATCCCCGCCGTCTGGCAACGGCACGCTAATATCAGCATTCACAGCAACAAACAACACTGGCGCTAATAGAACCTATAGAGCTTACATATATGACTCAACTGGAAGCTTGTTAGAGGCTGTAATTCCTCTGAAAATAGTGGTACGAAACAGATTTGACTTAGGTTCAGCAATTGTTAACCACCTTATACCGTCAGGTGGCAGTTTAAGAATTGAGTCAGACTTAGAAGATAGTATTGTTTTTAGAGTTTCAGGTAAAGAACTTTGATAGTAAAAAGAGCAAATGCTGAAGATGTGGGAAAAATCATTTTTGATAAAGATATTATTGCCTTATTAGAAGACGACGATAATAAAATAACAGAGGTTCCAAAGGGCGCGCAATATATAGGGTGCTATGTCAACAACGAAATTAAAGGTTTTGTGATGTATGAGTGGAATAATAATCTTTATTACACCCATATCTGTATGCTTAAAGGCTATAGAGGCGTTATGTCTTTAAATTTTGCCAGAAAAGCGTTAGAATTTAGAGAGTGTAACGTTTTATATACGAACGTAGACGAGAGCTTAAGGCATGTTTGTTGTTTTGCTGTGAATTTCGGGTTTAAATTATGGTTAACGCAAAAGGGAGTCATAAAGAAGGATGGAAAGAAATTAGATTTAAGAACTTATCGGCTAGAGGTTTAAAATGGGTATAGCATCAGGATATATAAGCTCAAAGGCATCAAAAAAAGCAGCAAAAATACAATCAGATTCTGCGTCAGAAGGGATTGAAGCTCAAAGAGAGCAATTTAATCAAATATTAGAGCTTTTAGGCCCATCAATTGAAGGTGGAGACTTAGCGAGAGAGCAGCAGTTGGGAATGTTAGGGCTTAGAGGCCCAGAGGCGCAGGCCGCTGCGATGAAGTCGTTTTCAGAATCCCCAAGCCAGAAATTCATTAGAGAGAGACAGCAGCGGGCACTATTGAGGAATAGTGCGGCCATTGGTGGCCTTGGTGGCGGCAACATTAGAACAGCGCTACAAGAGCAGGCGGCTGGCTTTGCATCACAAGATTTCAATAACGCGTTTAATCGATTATCATCAATATCTGGTGCGGGGCAGGCAGCGGCAGGCAATATAGGGCAATTCGGTCAACAGTCCGTTGGGAACATATCTAACCTATTGCAGCAGTCAGGGCAGGCGCAGGCGGCTGGTCATTTTGGGACTGCCGAAGCGGCCACGAACGCTAGCAATACTTTTATGCAAGGGTTGGGGACGTATCTTAAGTTCTCAGATTCAAGGCTTAAGAAAAATTTAAACAAAATAGGAAAGATTGGGGTTTTAAATGTGTATGAGTGGATTTGGAAAGATACAGGATTGAGCGATACAGGGTTCATAGCTCAAGAGGTTAAAGAATCATTTCCTGATTTAGTGAGTAAAGTTGGGGATTATCTAGCGGTTGATTATAACAAAGTATTGGAGGCTGTATAATGCCTGTAGTTTCATCTAACCAGTTTAACTTAAAGTCTGACCCTTTCGGCTCGCTTTCTCGCGGAATGAAGCTGGGCGAGCAATTCAAGCAGCAGCAACTAGCAAACAAACAGCAAGAGTTTCTAGAGGGTGGTGGCCTAAGTTCGCCTACAGCCATACAAGATGCCGGAAAAATTGGCATAGACTTTCAGAATAAAGTGGCAAATCAACTAGAAATGATTGATAGAAGGACTGGCAATATTGACCAAAGAAAGTTCTCAGAGGCGGCAAATTTCGCATTCAAAATACAAAACATGCCAGTAGAGCGCCAGAATGTTGAAATAGCGAACAGAATAGAAACGCTAGAATCTCAAGGTCGTGACGCGTCACACTCTAGACAGTTGCTAGAGCTTCCTTTTGAGGATAGAAAACTAGAACTAGAAGGGCTTCAAGTGGCTGCTTTGCCGAATGAAGATAGGTTAAAGATGCTCAGCGGTGGTAGTAGGCCAAACATACAATTCGGCAAGCAGGAAATGTTCAAAGACGATGCAGGGCAAATATTTTGGGCTACTACTGCCCGCGACCCAAGGGGTGGACAGATTAAATCTGAAATTACTCCGATGGTGGATGGTTCAAACCCTCAAGGGCAACTAGTCCCTGTATCCGGCTCTGGCATAACATCTCAAGAAAAGATCGGTGAAGCGCAAGAAATAGCTAACGTTAAATTTTCTGAAAAGCGGAGAGATATATTAACAACGGAACTTGCTGACAGGAATAGAGCGGCATCACGGAGCGTTATAAATATAAATAGAGCGCTGAAACTTGCAGACAAAGCAAGTCAAGGCTTAACCGGCTATTTGAAAACGCAGTTAGCAAAGATATTCCCAGATATCGATGTAGGAGATGAGGGCGCATTGCAAGCAGCTTTTACGCAATTAGCAATTGATAAGCTTCAAAGTTTTAAAGGGCCAACAACGGACTTTGAATACGATAAAGCGTTATCTATAGGCGGCGATATATCAGATCCTAAAACCGCCAACATAGCTAGGTTAAATGCGTTAAAGCGCGCCGCTTGGTTCACTCAACGCGAATTCAAGCAATTCAGAGAGTTTACCGACAAAGGCGGCAACCCAGACGATTTCTCATTTGATTTTGGGGAAGAAATACAAACTAAGCGCGGACCAATACCATTGCAAGATATACAAGATACCGCGCTAGAAAACAACTTGACCATTGAGCAAACTATAAAAAGGCTGAATGAATAATGGCAGTTTTAGATTTAAGTACGGGCAAAGAGATAGAGGAGGCTCAGCCATCAGAGGCGACAAAGCCTGCCGTTAGTGACGACCCAATAATTAAGTTGCGCGGATTAATTGATAGGCAAAAGGCTGGCGAACAAGGGTTAGATAATGAGATAGCAGAGGCGAGAAAACCTTTTAACTCATTGATGGGGTCTGGCGCTCAAGTCAGCAATGAGGGCGGCTTGGTGGGTGATATAGCAGATGCGGTCGATCCTTACGTACAACTATCAACAAACCCACAAGCGCGTTCAGAAGCGGTTTTAAATGTCGCAACCGGTGCGGTGGCCCAGCCAGTTTCGGGGTTGTCAGGGCTAGCTAGTGCGCCATTTGTTGGTGCTGAGAAAGCGGCTGAGATAGTAAAAGATGTCCAGTCGGCAATGACTTATGATCCAAAAACAGAGGAAGGTCAAAAAGCATTACAAGCAGTGGGCACGATGGTTGAGCCAATAGCCAAGGTTTTAAAAGTGACAGAGGATGCGTTCGGAGATTTCGGGTTTGAGCATGGCGGCGCAGTTTCTGGCGCTATAGCTAAGGCAATTCCAGCGGCAATCATCGAAGCTGTTGGGTTTAAGGGCGTTAGTGGCGCTGCGACAAAGGCAGCCAAGCAAGCAAGCAAAGCACGAAAAGTTAAAAATTTGGGGTTAGAACCAGAGGATTTGACGTCAATAGAGAGGTCTATTAGTGGCGCTGACAGAGCGACGGAGGGTTTAAGAAGAAAAACGAATATGAGGGTTGACTTACTTCCAGCGCAGAAAACGCAACTACCGAGCGAGTTAATAGACCAAAGATTACTAGGGCAGCTAGACGCCACATCCCGCCGAGCAGCTAAAGCGCTAGAAAAACAGAATAAGCAAGTTTATAACGCCACAAACGAGTTAATAATTAACACAGGCAGCAGAACAGCAACAGAGAGCGGGGCAGCTAATTTCAAAACTGCGGCGAATCTAGCTATTGATGCGAGGCGGCAAGCGCGGGAGGCTGCAACAAGGGGGTTGTACGATGATGCGCTATCTAGACCTACTAGGGTGGATTTAACAGCAACAAGAAGAGCTATAGAGAACATCATAGAGGATGCGCCTGCGGATTCTGACTTCTTAAGGGTTGGGAATAGGCTTAGAAATTTAACTCGCGCACATGCGAACGGTAACCCGCCAAGCTTGAGACAGCTACAGAAAGCAAAAATAACAATGCAAGATATGATAGACGATACAAGCGGCAAAGCAACAAGCCCAACAATCAAAGCTGAAATAATCGGAGTTAAGCGAAACCTTGTTGATGAAATGAAAAGGGCTAGCCCTGAGTTTGCAAGGGCTGAGGATGAATTTATAAGATTATCACCTGCAATCTCAGACCTAGAAAACTCTCTAGTTGGACAAATTTCTAATATAAAAGATACTAACATTAAAAACTTGTCAGGAAGGATTTTTGACCCTGCACTTGCATCAACAGACCCAGCGGCCATAAGAAATGCAAAAACAATAATAGATGAGGTTGCACCGAATGCTTGGAACGATTTACTCAAAGTGGAGCTTAATCGCAGGGTTAGCGGCATGGTCGAATCGATAGGTGACGCTGACTTGTTAACAAAGAACATCCCCGCACAACTCAAAAGAGCTATATACGGGAACCCTAAGCAGCGACAGGCGTTATTTGCGGGCATGTCTAAAGAGCAAGCAAAGAACTTTGCATATTTAGAAGATGTCCTTAAAAGAGCAGAATCTGGTCGCGCGGCTGGCTCGCCTACGGAATTATTCAGACAGTCAACAGAGAACTTAAAGGGTGTAGCCGGTAGACTTAGAGAAAGAATCTTTGAGCCATTAAAATCTATTCAGAAAACAGGAGAGCAAGCAATATTTGAACGTAACGCTAAGAAGTTAGCGGACTTTATGTTTGATCCTAAATCTGAACCATTACTATCTAAACTAAGAAAGATTAGCCCAAACTCAAAAGAAGCGGCTAAAATAACTGATAAATTATTTGACAAGGCAAAAATAACAGCAGCATCAACGGTCCCAGCAATTGAAGCGGAGAATAATAAAGATGAGTAGCAGATTTATATTGCCTTTAGAGTCAACTTTTGACCTTAATGGCGCGCCACAGGCCGGAGCGCAATTAGAGTTCTTCGATGTTGGCACGACAACGCAGAAAAACACTTATGCAGATGAAGCGAAAACAATCCCTAATACTAATCCAGTAATCGCAGACTCAAAAGGCCAATTTGGCGATATATGGTTGGACGGCGATTATAATGTAGACCTAAGAACAGCAGCCCTTGTTAACGTGTGGTCAGCAAAGAAAGTATCAGAGCTTGAAACCGTTTCATCCGCAAACACTAAATTTCTAAATTATACAACCAATGAGCTTACTACTTCAACAATGGCATCTAATACAAGTAGAACTTATGCCGCTGGCGATGTAGTACAAACAGCGGAATTCTCGACAGGAAGCGGTGGTGGCGGCGTTTATGATGTTGTTTTGACTTCAAGCGTCACGCCTAACACCTACAATATAATCGTAGGTGTAGCAGATGCGACTATTAGCTTTGTGTTGAGAGAGCTTGAAACTATCGACATTAGAACCTATGGAGCATCGCCAAGCGCTACAGCTGTAGCTAACTCAGCAATTATTCAAGCGGTTATCGATACAGGTAAAAGCTGGGTAGTGCCTGTCACGCCCAGCCCATTTGATATAAGTGTGGGGCTTACTTCTGCTACTGAGTGTCAAACAGCTACAATAGACGGCGTGATTAGAGCGACAGCCGCTATTATAATGTTTGAACATACTACTAGTAGGTATCAAAGGCTTGTTGGTAGCGGTAGGTTAGACGGCAATAATATTGCAACTTACTGCTATAAAATATCATTTCCAAAGTGCGGATTAAGTGGCCCTGAGTGTAATAAAGCTACGGTTGCTAATGTTTGGATGGGTCATTTTTCGACATTTATTGATCAAAATAGTCGAGTCATAACTGGGGATGGTATTGGCGTATTAATCCAAGATGGCGTCGGCCAAGTTAATGATATCCGTATTAGAGACTCAATCATTTCTGGTAATGCTCAACATGGAATACGCATAGCCACGACAGCTAGGGATGGGTTTTGGATAACAGGTAATAATATGGAGCAAAACGCAACTGATGCGGGTGGTTTCGATCATATCTCGTCGGTTGGTGTTAGCTCTTTAAATATAAAAGATAACTATATGGAAAATAGCTTAGATACTGATGCCACCAATTCATTTATAAATATTGAATCAGGCGTAGAGACTTTAACTATAGACGACAATAAAATGAATGACTCAGCAGCAACCATCCCCTTTGATTACATTATTAGATTGGCAACTACCGGCGGCGACGTACTTCGTAGAGCAGTTGTATCTAATAACTGGGCTGACGGATACGGGTCGCATTTTATTGAAAACGGTTTAAACACTGGCGTTAATAACTACTTATCTTTAAAAAATAATAACTTACTAAATAACACAACTGATACACTAGTTTCGTCAGGCGTAGCCGTTGACATATCTGAACCAACCAGATCATCACTGTATGCAAGAAGAGTGACCACAAACCAAACATTTAGCACAACAACAGCGGCTATTTTTAACGAGGCACTATCAACTACAACTCAAGCAACGGTTGATATTAGATTACTACCTGCTGCCTATAACTTGGCAACGGGGCTATACACTGTGTTCGAGTCCGGCAGATACTCAGTGCAGGGGGTTATATCTGTCACAGCGCCATCGGCGGGGGTTTACTTCACTGTTAGTATTAAAAAGAACGGGAGCGTTATTTACGGCCCCACTTATTCGCAAAGAGGTGATGGGTCTAAAAATATATCGGCAGCGTTTGACGGCTCAATAACTTGCATACCTTCTGACACGTTGTCAATCGATATAACAGCTAGTACAGGAAGTTTAGATATGAGAGTTAACGCAAGCAGCTTGACGATTGAAAAAATAGGAACTAACTTTGGACAGCAAGCTTAACAATTAAGATTAAGTAAGACCATCATATCATATTCCAGCCTTTCGCTTTATTAATCCTTTTAGCGAAAATTTGCGCCTTTTTTTTGCTTTGCTTTAAAAATTTAGAGTGAAGCATTTTTACTTTATAGTCTGGCATTTCTTGATAGTGTCTTTTTAAGCATTCAATTCTATATTTATTAGAGCTGTCCACTTATACAAGCCTTTCAAGCGTATTAGTACAGCAAATGGAATTAAGGTTATGAGCGTAGCTCGGCGGGTCGCACACAACTACCTTGCCGCCTCTTGCTATAAACTCCTCAACCGTTTCTTGGTCTTTAGGTTTAGGTTTAGGCATTTTGGGATTCCAAGGGCTGTACTCTCTTCTTTGCGCTGCTACTTCGCTTGGCTTTAATGATTTCATTTTACAAACACCCCCGCATCTAATATTTCTTTGAGCTTTATGCTTTGAGCGTTTCTTACAGCCTTACGTGCTGCGTAGTCTTCTAATTCTGCCGCATCTGCTGCGTATAGTGCTACGTAGTATACTGCTTTGCATGCTTCGCAGTGGGACGCGTAATATACCGCATAGTTTGGTGTTTTTAATTCGCATCTTGCACTTGCTCTAGCTAATCTCAACTCTTCATCCGTAGCCTGACCCTCAGAATATTTCCAAGCTGTATCTAAACATTGTTGTAATACTGGATCACTAGCATTACTAACTACTTCATTAGCACACCACCAAGCAAATTTTCGCCATAAATTATCATATTCAGGTAAACATCTTAACGACCATAATGTAT